GACTCACGATCCGCTCGCCGTGCAGGTGACGGTGGCAGTCCCGCTGGCTGCTGAGGCGTAAACCGACAAGGTTCGAATGCCGGCCGTGTCGAGCAGGAAAGAGGCATTGCTTCCAGCGGCGGTGGCGGTCAGGTCGCCACTGGCCCAGCGCAAGATTCCCTTGGGGGTGGTGTAGTCTCCAGCGTTGCTGTAGAGGGTGTCTTCCGTTCCGTTGACCGGCGCCGCTTTGATGATAAAGGCATCAAGCGATTGCCCTGCCACGGCACACTGGACATGGACCGAGGAGAGACAAGCGACGTTGGCGGTGAACAGTTCCGTGTTTCCCGCCGCGGGAACGCTGGTGGCGACGGTGTCGACTTTTTCGAGGGGTCCGGAACGGGTGCAGCCGGCCCAGGCGGTAAGGCTGGCGAGGCCCAGCAACGCAACGACGATCAGACGTTTCATGGCAGTGAATCTCCTTGTCCGTTTTCCGGTGGCGGGGTCGCCGTTCCGGTGGGAGTCTCCTTGTCGGAGGGATAATCCTTGGCGCCGTGGTCGCCGATGGTGCCGAAGGCAACGCGGCGCCAGAGCGATCCTTCGGGAAGGCCCAGGGTCTTTTCGACTTCCATGGCGCGTTTAATTTCCGCACCCTGTTGCTCGATGTTTTCTTCCCAGTCGAACCCCTGTTCGGCGCATTCGCTTTCCAGGGTGGAGAGCAGATTGGTCCGGCGCGTGACAGCGGAATCGGCTTCCTTGGCAGGATCGACCCAGCCGCGGCCTGGGCCGACCCAGCGGCAGCGGCAGTAGGCGAGTTTGTTTTCGTAAAAATCGGGAGCGTCCACCAGTCCGAGGTTCACTGCTTCTTCGAGCCAGAGCGCGAAGACGGGGGTAGCCCAGTAAGCGGCCAGCCAGGCGCGGCGGCCGCGGAAGAATCGCCAGGCTTCGTTGAGCGCGGCGCGGGCGCTGGAATAGTTGCTGCGCGAAAAATCCTTGAGCAACAGTTCGTAGGGAATGTTGAGACCGGTGGCGATGTGCCGGAAGATGCTCGTTACGAAAGGATCGAAGGCATCCGAGGGGCGAGCGGGCGCAAAGCCGGATATCTTTTCCCCCAAGGCCAATGGAATGATCTGCCCGTCGTCCATTGTGATGGAGGAGGTTCCCCGTTGTGCGAGGGCTTCCTTGTAGCGATCGCGCATTTCTGGATCGTTGCTCAACAGGTCGAGGATGCCTTCCTGATTGAGCGAGGATTCGGTGAACAACGCGATCTTGGCGTTGACCACGGCGGCCTTGAGCTCGGCGTTGGTGAAGTCGCCCAGCACCTTGAACTGCCGCATGACGCTGGTGAGCGAGGGTTTCCCGCGCGATTGGCCACTGCGGGCCTTGTCGTGCACATGGATCACCCGGGCGCGGCCCCAGGATGTGACGGCAGGAACGTAGTCCCAACTGGCAAGGTCTTCAAGGGGAGCGAGCAATCCGTCGCTCGGATGCGCTTTGCGGATCCAGTAGCCAACCGGACCTCCCCAGCGGTCGATGACCTTTCCGCCGCGCAGGGTCGGTCCATCGGGTTGTTCCATCGGATTCGATAGCCGGGCGGGATCGATGACCTGAAGACGGGTCGCATAGCGCGCGCCTGGCTGCGGCAGCCAGAGAGGAAGGGCGAGACCGTCGCCCTCGGAAAATCCGTGGTTGAAGACCTGGGCGGTAAGCCCGTGGAAATTCAGTTCGCGCGCAGCATCGCAGTCGGTGGAGTCGGCCCAGGTGCTAAACAGCGCTTCGACCTGGGTGCTCCATTCTTCGGCCCAGACGCGATCGCGGCCAAGCAGGCGGTAATCGGGCCTGCTGCGCAGGACCAGTCCGGTGCCGACGATGTTGTCGAGCTGGGTCTGGCGCGCGCCTTCGGCGACGCCGTGGTTGCGCAGGAGGTCATTCGACCTGTCGGCAAGTGTGCCGCGTTCCGCCAGCAGGTCGCCGTCGGCGCTCTTGCCGCGCGGGCGCCAGCGACGCATGTCGGGATGGGTCTGGCTGGCTCCGGTGAATTGGGACTGGGCGCGAATCACGATCAGAGATCGACGACGAAGGCGCGACGCGGCGAGGCATCGCCGATGTCGCCGCCGACTGCGACCACGTCGCCGCGAAGCTGGGCGATGTAGGCGGCAAGTTCCGGGGCGGTGGCGCGGGTATAGGTCATTTGCATGTCGCCCATGCCGATCCGCTCGCGCAGCGAACCGGTCATCAACTTGTGATAGGCGGCTTCGGCTTCCGCTAGCCGCGCCTGTAAGGTTGCGAGGTCTGCCATGGCTCGCACTTTGGCCGCGCGGACTTCAAGAGTCGGTCATTGCCCGTCTCTGGCGGCAAGGATGCGCTCGATCTGGCTTTTGCTCAGATGCCATTTCCTCGCAAGCGCTCGGATCGATAGACCCCCGCCGCCCTGGTCTTTCGGCTTCCGGTCGTGCCGAATGGCCGCGTCCCGACTGGATTTCCGCTGGCCGTCGGTCTTGCGAATATAGGCGCGGTCTCCCTGAAATTCGGCGCGCAACTCGTTCTTGATCCGCTGGCGCAGATCGTTCATGACGCCGGCGGCGATCTGCACGATGGCACCGGAAGCGACTTCGAGGGCACGTTCGGTGAGACGCGAGACGAGATCGTCGTCGTCCAGCGGTGGGGCCGCGCGTTTCACATCCATGCGTCGCCGCCTCCTTCCCTTCGCGGCGTTGGGCGGGGCGGCGCAGCGACAGGCGGCGCGGCGGGTTCAGGATCTTGGACAGGACGGGGGGCGCGATCGGCGGCCGGGTCGGAGGACTGGCCGGCGGGTTCCAGAAGTCTGGCGAGGCGATCCCATTCGGCGTCGGTCATACGATCGATACGCAGGTTGGGATGATGGCCGGCAGCGTAGGCATAGACCCAGGTGTCCACGGGTTCGTTGCGCTTGCCTTTTTTCTTGACGTAGCGATTCTTCACAGGGTCGAAGTATTCGGCGGTCAGTCCGTCGAAGTAGTCGTCCGACAAGTCGACACTGAAGTGTCCGCGGCGAAGGGCCGGGTCGAGATCGGTATCGGCGGTGAGATCGCGGTACAGGCGATCCTTGGCGTGTTCGGTCCCGACTTCCCAGACTTCCGCACCCGACCGGATGGGCTTGCCGCGATGGTTGAATTCCTTTTTCTGCGGCCTGCGCGGCAGGACGCCTGACAAGCGATGAGCGCTGCCTTTGATGGCCATGACCAGGCAGCGTGGGATAATCAGTGGGGATCCGTCGTCGCTGACGATTTCTCCACTTCGGCCGCGCTGGGAAAAGGCCTTGACGTCTTCGGTGTAGTGTCCCCCGGTATCGACGGCGGCGGCTTCGATGCGGAGTTCGCGGCCGTAGGCGTTGACGAGCGGGGCATTGAGCAGGGAGGCAAGGTCGTTCCAGACGGCGTCGCGGCCCGGATCGCCGCGCAGTTCGACGTAGTCGAGCACCCACCACTGGCGGCGGCGACCCCAGCCGTAGAGCTTGACGGGCAAGCGATCGTCCTGGGTATCGACCCCGGCGGTGATGCGCAGACAACCGGGCGGGACGATGCGCAAGCGGTAGGGTTCGGCACGTTCGCGCAATCCCTTGGCTTCGACCTTCTTGCGCGAGAGGTCTTCCCATGGTTCGCCCAGGTAGGTGTTGATGAAGGCTTTGAGCTTCGCAACGTCATCTTGTGCGTCGAGCCATTTCTGGGCGATGACGGGCCATCGGTCTCCCATGCCGATCGGCGAGTAAAGGGCGCTGATGTGGTAGCCGCGAGCGCGGGGATCGCGCTCAGGATGTTCGGCAACCCATCGGGCGTTTCCACCGTAGCCGACCTCGGCGAGGAACTGCGGTTTGTCGTATTCCTCGATGATGCACCCGGTATGCTCACAGACATACCAGGCTTTGATGACGCGCTTGCGTTCTGCCGATCCTTCCGGAAGCGGCTGGGTCTTCCATTTGAGGTTCTTGAATTGCAGGGCTTGCAGTTCGCCGCAATGGGGACAGGAAATGTGATAACGGCGCTTGTCGCTTTTCTCGTAGCGCTCTTCGATGCGCGACTCGCCTTTGACCGTTGGAGTTGAGATGAGGAACAGTTTCCGGCGGCGCCCGTAGGTACGCTGCCGGTTTTCGATCAGGGTCAGGGGGTCGCCTTCTTTTCCGACTTCCCACTCGAAACCGTCCACTTCGTCGCAGAGAACGTATTTGACGGCGTCGGAACGCAGGCTGTTTGGGCTGTTGGCGCCGGCCTTGATGAGCGATCCGCCGGGAAACATGGTCAGGTCTTCGGCATTTCCGGCGCTGCGCTTTGGATCGCCGCCGAATTGATCGCGCAGGCAATCGGTTTCCTGAAGAAGGCGGTTGAAACGACGGACGTGGAAACGCTTTCTCAGGTCAAGCGAGGGCATGACCATGAGCATCTCGGCCGGGGCGTGGTCCATGACGTAGCCGATCCAGTTAAGGCCACCCTCCGTACCGGCGACCTGCGCGGATTTCATC